AGTTGAAGAGTAAGGTTCTTCATACTTTAATAACCAGTGGCCAACAGCTTCAAATAGGCATAACATTGGAGCTATGTTTCCTTGGACCTAGAAACGACAAGATCAATAATTTCATATCTTTTTATTGGTCACTCTTTTAAGGATTTCTTAGCGTAACTTGCCGTCATTTATATGACATTACCCTAGAAAAAATTGATTCAATTTATAATTACCTATCGGCTTATATTTTGGATCCCTATTTAACCAACAAACAACTACGCACACCCCTATTTTTCTCTCATGACTACTTATTTAAAACCTTAATTTAATTAAAAAGTCACCTTGATCGACTTTCATAGATCAAGAAAATCAACCCAACTCGTTGATTTTTGGTCCTAACATTTCAGCGATCCAAACGCCAATGTTCTAAAAGATATCTCTAAACTCACATTTACATCTCAACCAATTGAAGAATTGCGAGTTAATAGAGCCTTATATATCTATTTTTATAGAATTATGAACTCAAGAAGCTCAATGCTATAAAAATGTATTGATTTATAAAAATAGGATTTAGATCCAGGAGAGGAACTTTAAAGCTTATAATTCTCATACCCTATTCTAAAATATCATTATATCAGCCTGTAAGCATTTAAAATGATAATTGCTACTTAATGTTATAATTTAACAATGGAAAATACAACAAATTTTTATAACGTTATCGTGTAATTATTAGGAGAAGTAAAAATCCACCATTTGAACAACTATGTGAATCTTAGTAGTTTATCTAAAACATAATAATTAATTGTCATCAACCAATATTTCAAAAATCGATTCTTAATTATGACTGTTTTAGGTAGATCTGCTTTGGTACCAAAACTTTTAGGTGGAATGAATAATGAATAGGAAGATAAAAAATTATTTTATAAACAATAAAGACTACTTGAATAATAATAATAATTAGATTCTTTATTAGAAAAATTAGAAATTTAAGCTAAAGAAATAGAGAAATAAAAAATAGTTGACTATGAACAACATTTTAAAATTTAATCTAAAGAGTTAACATCATTTTTAGAAATTTCAAGATTTGGTACTTACTTAACTTAAAATTTTTAAGATAAAAGACCAAACCAATATTAAGCTAATAAAGCTTTATTAAAATATGTTAATTCTAATGATTTTTATTAGTCTATCAAAATTCAAGGCAATTAATGCTTCATTTCTTTTAATTAAGAAAAAATATCTGCTAATGGAAAATATCAATCAAAATTTGATTATAATTTCGACTTGACATTATTATGTTAAATAATTAAAGTAGATACCTTGAATATTAGTGAATAATCAGTGATTAAGATAGAACTAAATTCTGAAATAGAACTCTTGAAGACTTTAAAAAATTATTAAGTCGATTTCAGAAGTGCTTATAAAAGGTTATATGGTAGTGAATATAAACCTTTAGGCACAAAAATCATTAAAAATAAATTTGGTAAAATTATCAGATCTTTAAGCACTGATAAAAAAGTGGAAAAATTAAGAAATATAAAAAATGAAATAAAAAAATATTCATCAAAATTAAAAATTATTAGAAATAATATTGAAAATAAACATCCTAAATGGACTTAAACAAGAGCCTTTTAATAATGTTTTAATAATTAATAATTGGAGCAATACTTCTTTGAATAAAAAGCTAAGCATATTTATTATTAAGGAAAATTTGAATATAATGGTTATACATTTTATAGTGTTTCAAAATAAAAAGCATAAGCTTAAAAATATTTATTAATTAAATTATTTATCTATATTGT